AAGGAATGTCATCATCACTTTCAACAACCACTTTTGATTGTGGAATTTGAACTGTGGTTTTTGTTGATGTTACAACATCATCTAAACCATCAGATGATTTTGAAGTTCCGAATGGACGATAGTAATTACCAAATCTCGATGGATCATAAGCATCACCATCAATAGACGATTTGAATAATTCCTTAATCACTTCTATTTCTTCAGCATTTGGTTTCTTTGGTAAGAAATCCTTTAGTGTAAATAAACCATGTGTTTCAATTGCTGTTGCTTCATCTGCACCCAATGCTCTTGTTCTCATTGACCAAGTTGATGTAGTGTAGTTAGCATATCCTGCTTTGGTTGTTTTTTGCAATTTGAAGTCACGACCATTTACATAATCTGTTGGTAAATCTTCAAAATCTGTATTCATTAAACTTGCTTTGATAATATCAAAAATTGATGTATTTATTGCAAATCTACGAATTGGATTTTCTGGTTTTGATTGTTCTTCAAATGGTGAATTAACAACAAAACCCTGAAATATATAACTTTTCTTTTTCCAGTACTTACGAGCAATTTCCTTAAGTTCTGGATCATTCCACCATGCACGTGTTTCAGATATGATTGGGCATTCTTCGCCGTACATATTCAAACAAGGAACAGTTACCTTAACTTCATTTGTGTGTTCACCTTTAACACCAGCAAACGGAAGATTGATTACTTGTCTTTCGACCCAGAAGAAATCATTTGACTGATCACCATCTGGTAAAAATCGAAGTGATGCTTGCGACCCTTCTGGGATATTCCAGAATTGGTATATTGCATTGTCGCCACCGAATTTTGATTTGGTAGGGGAAGAATTGTTTTCTTTTGCGATTAATTTTGCACGTATGTCATTTAAATTTATAGCCATTTGTATCTCCTTTGAGCCTAATATTGAGCCTATGTTAAAAAAAAAGTAATGTTGCCGGTTTGGGCTAACATAAAAATTAAATAAAATCACTATCTTTCATTGCAATTGATAATCATTATCATTTAACTATAGTTATTTATACCACAACTTACATTTGAATGTCAAAATTAAAATAATAATTATTTTTGGTATGACAAGTAATAATTTGCTCTAATAAAGTAATTATATGAGTTATTATTGAAGTAAGTCAAAATAAAAGGCGATATATTTCTATACCGCCTTTTTGTTTTATTTAAAAATGTAAATTAAATTCCTGATAATCTTCTAAGATTAGCTAACGCATTATATTCTGGATCGTTACTATCTTCATCCAATCCACCATAATATTCATCTGCTTCAATTTCATTCTCGTTATCTGGTTTATGATCCTGTGGTGATCCAGTTTTATTCATTTTTATTTCTTTTTTTAAACTGTCATCTTGATCGCCGCCGATTGGATCATCTTCATCTTCTTCAATGCCTAATTTTTTATTTGTTTTTTTTTGATGTTCTTGTCTTTTTGATTTTAAAGTCATAACATCATTATGGGCATCTTCAGTAGAATCTTCCTCCAATTTGGCAATTTCTTCTGGGGTTTGACCTATACTTTTTAAATATTGTCTTGCCTGTGTTTTTGACATGCCCAATCCAATCAGACCAACCTGTTCATCAGTTAATCTAAGTGTTTGCATCGCAATTGATTTTTTTGATGCTTCATCAGTCCAATTAGTTGTAGGTTCTTCAGACCATTCATTTAAATCTTCTTCAGCCGGTAATCCCTGTCTTTTCTTCGCTTTTGCTTTTTCTGCCTTGTGGGGCGACGCATTTGGAAACCACCACGGTGCCGGTGGTCGATTAGACATTTTCTTTTTTGTTTTAACATTTTCTTCATCATCATCATTGGCACGATATGTTTTGCCTTCCATTATGTTTGATTTATATTGTAGTCCAGCATATCCGAGACTGCGATTATATGTCATAATATATTCGCCACCATCTTCATCTGTTTCTTCGTAGATATCATCTGTTGATCCATGTCCTAATTCATTTGAACACACGTGTTCACCAGGATAATGCCATTGTTTTAAATATTCTAATGCAGCGTGTTCGCCTTCATCATCTAGAATATTAAAAAATTCCTCTGCCTGATGATCCTGTAAAAATACAACATTTTCATATTCACATTCATTTTCGTTGATTATATTATTTACGATGGCATCAAAAGATTCATCGAAACCATTGTATCCATAATCTTCGTCAGTTCCAAATCCAGCGGATGCTAATGCAGATTCATGATCACCATCCATCATATCATCCATACCGTCACTAAACCCTTCAACAAATCCACAAAGATATTCGAATTCTTCATCATTTATGCCATTCCAAAGAGTTCCTTCTCTCATAGAAATTTTACGAGCATTATCAATGCAATAATTAACGATTTCTTCAGGTCCACCAATCATTTCTTTGTCATGTTCGTCCATGTCGTTCATTAGTGATAATACTAAATTTATACCAGAATTTGTTTCAAAATCGCTTTCTTTGAGAACTGATAATGGATCAAATTGTTCAAACCATTTTGATAAATTATGCATTTCACGAATGCCTTCTTCAAGTGTTACTGCTCCAACTAATTTGTCTGCAAAGAATTTTTCGTTATTTGATAATTTTTTACCATCTGACAACTTATCAGTTAAAGTTGATATAAACATCGATACCATAGGTTTAATATTTGGATCTGGTTTTAACCATAATGCCAATTTAATACGATACTCATCTTCTGGTGTTCTAAATTTTACAACTTTTGATAATTTCGGGGCAACTGATTTCAACTGTCCTTTTGATATTAATTTAAATCCTTCAGCTAAATCCGCAATATCTTCGGATAACTCATCATTTTGACCTTTTTCGTGTGTATTATATCGTTTCTTATTATCAATAACTTTGGTAATTACATCATTTCCAACAGGTTTTACTTTAGATGCATCTGATCCTACACGACTAGCTTTTACTGTTCTATCTGCAACATCCACATCACCCAATTTTCCTGAATTTCTTGCTATTTTTTCAACCCATTGCGTAGCATATTCTGTAAATGGATTTTTCTTTGGTTCCATTGCTGGTGCAACTTCTGCTTCATTTAATTTATTTGTATATGGTGCAGCAAATTTTAATGCTTTGTATATACTATCGCTTTCTGATAATTTTAAAATTGTTGCCAATCTTAAAACTTCATCATTTGTTCCTTCAACCAATGTTTTTGTTGGGTTAAAATTCTCTGTAAATTTAGTATATGATCCTACTACTCTTCCTAATTCAGAACGAATATTTTTTGCACGGTCTCTCAAAGATTCACGAATAACCAATGCCCCTTCATCTAAATTAATTCTGTTTTTATAAACATAACCAGCTATATCTGAAAGATTTTTATATTCTTCGCTTAATCCTATTATATGTCTACCCAATTTGTCTTTAAGTTTGCCACCTTCGCTTATGTGTTTTGCCATAGCGCGAGCACCAGATAAATGTGAATGAGGATATAAAAATCTTTCTCCTAAACTTGTTTCAATAAATATCGAACTAATATTTCTTCCACGTGATCCAAATACACCTTCTTTGACAGGTGCTGAATGGCGAATAATTAGTTTTGATTCGCCTATTTTTTGATATGAAGTTTTTTTCCCGCCAAATGAAGGTGGGAGTGATTTTGATTCTGTTAGAGATTCTTCAATTTCGAGGAATCTTGGAGCTATATATCCTTTTGTGCCGTCTGACCATTTAACTGGAATATCTCCTTTTTTTGGTTCACTATATCCACCATCATCCTGTTTATACCAGGTAAATGGTTTTATTACAGACCCTGATAGTTTTACGCCCATCGTTTTTTTAACTTTTGCACCAACTGCAAAGGATTCGCTTAATTCATTCTCTTCCTGAATATCATCAATTAATTTACAAACATATTTTGCATAATTATATCCTTCTGTATTGACTAGAAATAAACCATATGTATTTTCTAATATGAATACCTGCGGAACATTATATTCGCAATGAAAGAAATCGCATGGTTTTGGTTCACCATGCTGGATAGACGAAACATATAAATCGCCAGAATCGATATATTCTAAATCTTTGTATAAATCACCAAGTATAGATTGTATTTGTGTTGCAGATACGCTTGATGCTACTTGATTCCAATTTGATGCTTTTCTATCTTTTGCGAAACGACCTATTTTTTGTCCTATTTCAGTTTGAATATCTTCATTAATAACATCCATCTTTACATCCTCTCTAATTTTCGCTTGAACGGCAAAATCACTTTTTTTCAATTCTTTTGCATATTTTCTAACATTTAAAATAATACCATGTTTTGTAGATGTATTTCTTAGGGTATCAATCAAATCAATAATTCCTGCATCTTTAATATCAACATCTTTACTTAAATATAATGATACTGAACTATCCAAACCATCTTTATTTATTGATACTACTAAATTACTCGGTGAAGCAAAAAATTTTCTTGCTTCTTCAGGCTTATAAATTTTTGTTCCTTCTTCATTGAATAAACTTAATTTATAATTTCTACTCTTGAGTATTCTAAAAATTTCATCTGCTAAATCTTCAAAAATTGCCATGTCATTCTTTCAATTGTTGTTTGTATTATTTATCATGTATACTAAAAAACAATAGGCATGGGTTCCATATCTGCTGTGTCATCAAGGTCTATAGCATCATTTAATTGTTCATATAAATCAGCATCTGATTGTGTTATAATACCTATTATTCTAACTATAAGCAATGTTGCTGAAACAAGATCATCATTTGCTCCCTGACTTGCAGCAAAAGAATCACTGTGGGATACAAATGTTTTAAGTTCGGATATTAAAAATTTTGAATTTATTATCATTTTTCTTGTTTCTATAAGATGTTTTAATTTTGAACAAGCTAATAATTTGCTTCTTTTATTTGTATTAAGACCTTTTCTTCTGCGACCCATGCCACTTTTTTTAGGTTCATGTATAAACCATCCTGGGAAATTATCTTCACCAGTATCATCAATAATGGTTAATACAGCTTCTCCGAGTGAATTGTTTTCAACTGTCCAGTATATTTCTGGATCACCAAAATGTTCTGAATTATTTTTTAATGAATTATATATAAATGTTAATATTTGCAGTAATATTCGAACTTGCTCATGTGGCTGTGCAATTTGACTTCTCCATTCACCAACCTGTTCCATATCTGGTAAACTAAATATTTGAATAGCAGCATAATCGCCGTGACCAGTTCCCATTGCAGGATCGAGTGTTATGGCATATTGTTTATTTGGTTTTATTTCAGAATACCAGCGTATATGTCCTGTTTTAAATATTTCTGGTTTTGCTATGAAACCATCTTTCAAAAATGCAGATGAAATTAATGTATTATCAGCAATAATAAATTCGCAGTTATGAACTAATATGTTATTCGCATAGAATTTATGACCATCAACATCAATAATATCATAAACTGCTTCAATTTTTCCTGTATCAGTAATTTCTTTTACAACTGAATATCCGCCTTTCAATGATAGTATTTTATCACCTTGTTTCAGGTCACTGACAAATATTTCTTCGCCTTTCCAGTCAATAACACGATGATTAATTGTACATTCTAACCATGAATTATTAAAAACTATTCTATAAATAGGTTTATCGCCCATATATGCTATGCCAGCAAATGATTTATAACCATTTTCTGTTAGTATTTTATATCCTTGATTATTTTCAATATATTCATTCATATTATTTATCACCGAATTTTAATTTATTAAATAAATCACCTATGGAAATCTGCGATTTTTTATCTTGACAATCAATAATTTCTATGATAGAATTGTGCAGCAGGCAATTAAATTCGCGTTCAAAAGTTTCGTCCCCAAGTTGTGATCTGAATTTTTTCTCAAAATCTTCACCACGTTCTGGATGTGCATCCCATTTTACTTTAAGTGCTTTAAAACCATTTCTTCCTATTCCATTTGGAATTTCTTCGCCGTTTTCATCAAATACTTGTGCTGCACCAAACCATAATTCTGCAAATAGATCCTCATCACTATTTGGTGTCGATGTAACAATACAATCCCCACCAGTAGATAGTGTTGGTAAAATGGCAGACCAAAATTCATGAGCTATATTTTTTCTAACGAATGCAAATTCATCGGCATATAATAAAGATATCGAAAGACCACGACCTGCGTCCCCTGCAGTAGCACGTGATACAATTTGTGATCCATTATCAAACGTGAGTGTTCCTTTATTATATTCTCTGACACCAGCTCTAAGCCAATCAGGTAATGTTTCGTAGGCATATCTTATACGATCCATAATTTCTAATGCTTGAACCTGCTTATTTGCCACAATTAATATTGTCTGATCTGGAACAAACATTGCTCTCCATATAATATATGCTGCCGCACAAGTGGTATTGTGACTTAGAATCCCATCGCCATAATATAAATGATTGTTTATATCTTCTGATTTTTCTGTATCTACTTGTATACAATACATATGAGTTCTAATATTTAAGGATTTTGATGATATAACTTCTTCAATACCAGTATCTGTTTTTATTTTATCACCAGGTTTTAAATCTTGCATCCAAATACATTCATGATTTTCATTAATAACCCTATGTTTATCTGCTCCATATAAACTATGATTTGTTGTTTTTAATTCCCATACTTCATATGGAATAGTTCTAAACACTTTTGATACATGACCAAAATCAGATTCAAATGATACATTTTGTATATCAGTAAACTTTTTCATATCATCCATATCAATTTCTTCTTTGATACGATGATCGGAATCAATTAACCATAAAATTCCTTGTATTATTTTTATTAAAAATTTCTTCATCACAGTATTTATCACATTAAAAATCCTATACATTTTCCTATTACTAAATTAGGATTTTCGACATATTCAGATTCCCATATTATTAATACTTTATAACCTTTTGATTCCAATAATTTTATTCGTTCAACATCAATTTTCCATTTGTCTTCTGCAGTAATGATTCCTTTCATGTATTTTATTAAATCGGTTGGTTTATATTTATTTGGATTTCCATGCCAATAATCGCCATAAAATTCAATGATTTTTTTCTTGCTCTGTTCTAAACAATCAACCCAAATAACTTTTTTTTCATTAATCCATATTGCTTTTTCATTTTTACCATAAAATATATTTGGTATTGTTTTTTCTACTTCTTCAAATAATTTTTCCGAAACCATTGAGTATCCGCAATACATTCCTGATTTTTTAAGACTTTCTTTCCATAACATTTGTCTTTTATTAAATCGTTCTATTCCTTTATCTTCGCCATATTTTTCAATGCATTTTTCTAAGGTAAATGTCTGTTGACGTTCTTTCAATTTTATTTCTGCTTCTTCTTGATTCATCCCTTGTTTAAGCCAATATCCTATTTGAGTTGGCAAAACATCATTATTTTCTAATAATGTTTTTTTAATACTATCACCTGCTATTTTATGTCTTTTAGTATTTCTATTATACCAATTAATATTGCATTTTGTATTTGAACAAAATGCAGGATATTCCCAATGACCATCATCAAATTTAAGTTTTTCACCGCATTCTATACACTTATTATGATTGTGTGCATTACCCAATATAGAATGATTGTTATTTTTATTCCATTCTTCAGGCATATATTGTTCGCCATACTTCAAATAATATTCTTCATTGGAAATTCCTAATTTAGTTAATGATCTTGACAAATAAAGTCTTGATCCATACCAAGTTTGGTTAATAGGATTATAATATTTCTTTTCAATCCATTTATATTCTGGTAATGCTCCTAAAAAATAACCGGGATGTTTTTCTTTTCCATGCTGAATAAAACCGCTTAAATCAGTTTTTGATTCTGTGATCATCATTTCCCCGCAGATAGAACAACTTCTCGATAATTTATTTTTTGTGATTATAATTTTACCAGTGGATGATTCTAAATGTCTTTGTGGCGTTATTTCAAAATCAATATTATTACAAGTAATTATTAATGGTGTTGTTGAATTAATGCATATTGTTTTTTCATAGGTAAATGTATTATTAAATTTTTCTTTTGATCTTTTTATAAATTCTTCAGTAGTTAATTTTGCAGTCATAATATTCCTCATAAACGATAAATCATTATAGTTATTTATCATTTCGGCAAGGAATTATGTTGTTATTTTGCTAATTTTAACAATAATTCTTCTAAATATGCTACAAGTCGTTGTTTTATATTGAGTTTTATTATGTTAGAAAATTTGACTTTTGACTTATTATGTGTTAATATTGTAGAATAGCATAAGCATTTTCCCAACTGTCTACCTGCCAATATGATACTTCTGGTATGTTTATGGAATATGTTGATCATTTCTTCCTGATAATCAAACATAGTGAAATCAATCATGCCTTTTGTGGAGTGCTGTATTTTGACATATTTTTTTGCGAAATATATGGGATCATCCATACATTTTTCTAATTCTTCAACCTTATTGACTGTGAATTTATCTTTTTGAAATGCTCTTTTAACAACATCGGGCATTTGACTTGCCATGATTATCACCTAATATAATTATAACCTTATATTATTTATAATTAATCATTAATCTCATTCAATTTTTCACGAATTAAACTAATAAGTTTTCTATGTGTTCCTGACAATACACGATTTTTTTCAATATGATCGAGAATATGATTTGTTTCTGTAGCATATTTTTTACGCCATTCAGGTGTTTTTGCTGTTTTAATATCCTGAACATTGTCTAATCTATCAGCAAGTTTAATAACCAAAGCATAGCTACTCATTGTTTCCATTTTATGTGCAAGGTATTTTGCTTTGCCCATTTTTTCGATTTTTTCTTTATCGCTTGTCAATTCTTTTACTAAGGATGCTACTAATCCACCAAACAAATCATGTAATGCCTCATGTGTTGTATCTGTATCTTCCACCGTATCATGTAACAATGCAGCACTTATTAAAGCATCAAGATTGTGTGATTTTTTATATTGTCTTATTGAATCCGCAACACTTTTTGGATGAGAAATATATGGTTCTCCGCTTGATCTTGTTTGATTGGCATGGGCTTTTGTTGCAAAATCTAATGCATCATCAGCATCTTCATCTACTTTTTTTTTAGGCTACTCATCATTTTTTTGGATTCAGTAATTGAATTTATTAATGATTTTACTGAATTAAATCTTGAAGATGATTTATCCTGTAATAATCCAATGAATGTATTTGCTAATGTTATTATTTCATTTTCAGATAAATTATAATTTTGATTTGCTATTTTTGTGAATGTTGATTTGAAATCATCATTATTTTCTTCTTCTAGCAATGTAGCAAGATTATTAATTTTTGATTCTTCTAATGTTTCTGCTAATGCGTTGTCGCCATATCTTGCCCAACCGTTTTTACCTTTCATGGTTACTGGTGCAGCATGGCCAAATTCATCATGGTTTCTCATGTCTTTACCTGGTTTTTTATTTGGGCTTCTTAATGTATTTTCAAAATCTTGCATTTCATGTATTCCTTTATCTGCATGCATAATAATCGATTGCATATATTCAGGTGTTAAGCCATTTTCATCACAAAACATGTTTAATAAATCATCTTCATCAATTGGATCATCTTGATGTTCTATATTAAATTGTATCCAACGATTATATAATTCTTGTTCATGCCCTTCGTAGTCTTCAAATTCTTCATCTATGGTATTTTTGTTTTGAAATTTATCTATAATTGCCATTAATTGTTGTGGTAATATATCATGTAATTCAGCATAGTCTTCTATTGTCATATCACCAGCAATATTGTGATACCAGCCATAATATATTTCTGCTTGACTATCAGGATCAATTTCTAAATCCAAATTACCATAGTTATCTATTGTTTCAACAAGTCCTTCCATAGTGAACTCACCAGGAAGATCGCCTTCATTAGTGATCTCTTCAAAACCAAAACGATCAACCATAAAAAGCTGATTTCCTATTTTAACAATATCACCAACACTCATGGAAGTGTGTGTATCTAAAGCTCGTATCATGGATCTTGCTTCGCCGTTAGGACTCCAATTTTCTCCCTGCATTTTGTAAAATACATCCTCAAGTGTATTCACATCAGCCTGAATGCTGCCAATTAAAACGTGACTTTGTGATAATGTCTGTAATGTTGGTAGTTCGCCATGTTCTTTAAGCCAGTCTACACCCATTGACATATCCCTAAAGGACAATCCTGCAGAATACCATATTTCTGCATTTCCCTTTGGATAAATGTCAGATAATTCATATGATATATCACCATCATGATAATTGCCATCCCAACTTTCTACAACTGGAATTTCTTGTGTTGGTTCTAAATCTGATTTTATTCCTGCTAATGACAACATTCTCTGTAGCGATTCTAATGAATCAAATGATAAATCAGTAGATGACGTATTTAATTGACCATTGCCCGAATCTTTTTGTTTTGTAATCATCAGTCTTATTTGTTGTTCATCACTCATTTCATTCACCTTAAACCTGTTGATTGGTATCGATTTGATAAGATGTTGTTAAGGAATTTAATATTAAACCGGTAAGCGTTGATGCACAAACAAATGTTATTGTTGTTTTATATATTGGTTGCATATTAATTGAACTATAAACATTAACACCAGAAGCAAAAGATATTCCTGCTCCACCAACTTTATCTTGAATTAATGTCAATGTATAAGTTTGACCTGAAACCAAATTATATGGAACCGCAAACATTCTTGTTGCCAAATTGTGATTTAACATCACAATTGCATTTGATCCTTGGCTTACATCCCAATTAATAACAGCATTGTCAGTAAGACTAACCGTTTTATGCGAGTCACTTGAGTTAATTGTTACCAATTTACCTTTGACTGTTCTTAAATCATTAACTGTTGACATCTTTCTTCCTTTATTAAATTATATTATATATTATTTATTAACATATATTCGTTTGCCGTTGTCATCTTTATATATTTTCCCATTTGAACTTATTTTATCTGTAAGATTATCATATGGTCCAAGTTTTTTAGATAAATTCATATCGATATCCATATCAGATTTTTCCCAATACGGAACTGGTTTTATTGCATCAATAATATCATTATTGAAATTTTCAGCTGGTTCACAAAAACCAATATTGTTTGTCCCAGCAACTTTAAGTGGTTCTGGATTTTGTGTAGATTCTGGTTTTATAGTGTTTGCTACTCTATTTGCAGCAACACCAGCTAGGAATTTTAATAAACTAACATTATATTCGTTACCAAATAATCTTTTTCCAGGAATGCTTGCTGCATTTTCAATCGAAGATGGATCTATAGAAAGCAGGGATGCTGTTGTCAAACCATCTTTCTCTGCCTGATCATTCATTGCTGTAATATCATTTAATCGCTGTGTCTCTTTTTCCAATGGATCATTTTCACTACGAATAACTATAAATTTTTCAGGAACATTCAATAAACTTTTTAATTCCATCTGCATGTTAAACGGACTAAAAGGTATGTGTGTAACAATATCAATTATAGTTACATCTACATTATTTAAACCATAAAAATCAAGTGGATTTTCTTGAATTATTGTTTTTTTAGGACGGGACATTTCAACTATTTCATATTTCAAAAGTAAACGTTCTATCTGATCTATTACTTCTTCAGTGACATCAATAGAAGCAAATTTTAAACGATATTCATAACTTCTGATCGATTCTTCATAATATGCTTTAAAATCTTTAACCATTTCATATCCTTGTTTTAAATAAATCTTATTTGATATTATTTATCACGGGTAGCATTTTTCTTAGATTGTAAGATTTTTATCAGATCATTGCGATTAGCTTCGAATGTCTCTTCAGTAACATCGATAATTTCGGATTTTCCTTTTTCTTTTTCTTTAGCCAGATTGAATTTTTCTACATCCAATTTCAAACGTAATTTTTTAAATTTAGAATCCGTTTTATTTTTTGATGCATCTAAAGCAATTTTCAAAAATGTTGCTGCCGGTTCAGCAACAGTTCCTGCATTTTTTGCTTCCATATTCATTGCCAGATCCATTAAATCACGATATCCCTGCATCGCTTCTTCATAAATCTCATTCATTTCTTCGGCATGCTCTAAAACACCCTCTTCATCAGCCATCTGTAATTCACCCATTGAAGTGTTTCCCAAGGCGTTTACAAGGTTATCTATGCCAGTGTTGTTATCATCTGGTTGATCTCCCAAGACTTCCGCCATAGTTGGAAGATTAAGAGTTTCGCATATTTTATCTGACAATTATTTTCTCCTTTTTCTAACACTTCTTTTAGGTGCGGTTTTCATTTGCTGTGAGAATAAACTTTCCTCAGTTAATATTCTAAATGTTAAACCCTGATGAAGACAAAATTGTATAGCAGCCTTCCATTTTGCTGTATTTACCGCAACAGCAGCTTTATCTCTGGTGGTTTTTGCATGTTCCATAGATGTCTCTTTTAATGGTTTTATCTCAACAATTTCACCATGACGACCACCAGCTTTATCAATATATATTATTAAAAAATCAGGAATATAAATTGTTTGTTTCCCTGTTAATGGATTGCGATACGGAATTTCTAATGGTTCAGATGCCCACTGCAAAACATTCGGATGATTATCCAGAAGATTCATAAACGCAAGCTCCCATGATGATCTCCATGTTGGAGAGCTTTTACCAATCATTTTTTGTGGGTTTTTAGGCTCAAAATTTCCCTGGTGGTAGGTCACCATCATTATTCTCCATATTTTGATGTTACCTGCTATTTATATTTAAATTTGGATTGTTCTTATATTACCAATAACATTCCCATTATTATCATAAATGGGTTTTGCAGGAGGTATTCCTCCGAAACCTGTTGTTCCAGATGAATTATTAAAATTTTGCTGCAGTAATGTCGAATTATTATTACTACTTTTTCCGGTATTAACACCAAGTTGCGCGTTTGGATCAGAATTATTAAATCCAGCCCCAACATTACCAAGTCCTACAGCATTGCCCAGTGGACCCATAGATAATCCCTGTCCACTGATAACACCACCAACTAAACCAAGCCCAACTACACCAGCTAAAGAACCCGCTGATACACTAGAAACATTATTGCCTCCCTGTGATGTAGACAATCCTGCGTTGGTCCCAAGACCTAAGCCTCCTTGCAGTAATCCCCCGGACAAACCCCCAAAACTTCCAGAAATAGCAGAATTCGTTCCACTTGTTAATAATGATGATGCAACATTATTGCCGCCATTGGTCCCACCAAAAGAGAATCCTCCAAGTGATCCTAAAACTGATGTTTTCAAAACATTTCCCAGATGTTTTGTATTGCCAGTGGCAATTGCTGATATTGTATCTTTAAATAAATTACCTAAAATATCAGGAGATGCCGGTTTTCTCAATGGTGTCCATGCATTCGCCAAAGAATTTTGCCCTATAGGTCCGTTATAAGGCTCGTAATAATCAGCGTGATTGAGATTAGTCTGGGCCATAAGCTGTCCATTATCAACATGCTCAGCAGAATTAATAATTAAACCTTCGTATGCAAATTTAATGGTGATTTCCTGCGTATCAGTATCTGCTGAATAATCCATTTCGTCTGGTAGGTAATTTATTATAAGAGGATTTACTAAAGTAGTAGTTACATATTTATTTTGATTTAAAAACTGGTATATTATAATGTGACTAAAAAATGGAGCGGTATTTGGCGAATTAGATGAATTAAAATGATAGCCCCAACCCTCATTATCACTTAAAAAAGAATTAGATGTTTTATCATCTGACCATGCAGTCGGAACAGTTTTATGAGCATCACCATAATACCATTTATAATATTCTTCAAACATTGTTCTCACCCTCATATCTCTTGTATCATGAAAGGTCATATCTACTTCAGTGTATTCTTTTTTTGTTTGAACAAGCCTTTGTTTATTATATTGATTTAATGTTTCATGTGTGAAGTTTATACCAGGTCTAGATACTTTTTTGACCATAAAACCAAGAGTGTCTTCCCATTTTAATTTAGTCCCAGCTGTTGTAACTGTATTCGTATTACCATTTTTTTGCGTGTTTGACTGCTGAGTCTGACCCACAGAATTCGATCTTATAAACTGAACATAATATAAAAATTTTGGATTTGGGCGAGTATCCATATTCCAGTGATCAAGACCAAAATTGTTAATCGCAGTTTTTGATCCCCTTACTGACATAGGTCTACCTAAACGATCAACTTTACTTCCAGCACCATCTGACTGTCCATGTATTCCAGCTGTCGGTCGCTGACCATTTAAAGATCCCATATTTAACAAATTTGTTACGCTGCTTAAATCAAAACCCAATGGCATTTTATTAAATCCTTCTTAATTCCTGATAAATTATTTATCAATTAAATTAAATCCATATTTAATGAAATTACAGATTGACAATTATCGCAGATGAGATATAGTAGTCTTATTGAAACGCAGTAAGTGATTGGAAAGCAAAATGAATAATTCAAGAGATGGCCCCAAATAAAAAACACTTTTAATTTGATGAATAAGGATTAATACTGTGTAGTGGAGAATAAAATGATACACTCAAGAGATCGACCCTAGCGGGTATTTTTTTAAGCTACTATGATTGTGAGAAGAGAAAAAGGAGGCTTTCGCCTCCTTTTTTATTAACCAATTTTTACACCCGGTAAGAATGATGGTGATGTTGGGAATATTCCATTGCTCATTGTAGCATTGTCATATCTTATTGTCATTTTGATAGTTAATGTGCTATCAGCTTGTGAATAATCTAATTCACCATAAGTAATATCAGTTAACCAACAGCCTTCAAGTGTCCAAGTTTCAAGAACAGCATCGTTACCGCCATCCATTACTTCGATGATTGTTGTAAATTTATAATTTACACCAGCTTCAAATGCAGTTTGTTCAAAATGATTCATTTGTTTCTGTAATTGATAACCAACTAATGTTGATACAGCATTAGTTACGTCATCACGTACTTCCAATTCAATAGTATCCCATTCATGCTTACCAGCAAAATATGCAATACTGTTATATGAATGTACCGATGCTTCCTTGTATTTAATACCAGGACGACCAACTTTAATAGCGTTGTTCGAAATGTCTAAACCTGTTGTTAAAGGACCAAAATTTACAACTCTTACACGCCATCTATATTGAAATTTGGGCTGCAAAATTCCTCCGCGGCCTGTGTTTCCACCAAGGGGAACACCAAATTTTGACAATGTTTCTACCAAGATACTCTCCTTTAAAATTAAAAATTATTTCCTAATATTATTTAGAAAATAATTTTAAATAATAAATAAATATGGACAATACATAAGTTATATGATATATTTAAAATAAAAGGAAAAATTATGTTATGTGATTACGGGTGTGGAAAAGAAGCTAATTTTATTTTTAAAAATGGTAAACAATGTTGTAGCAAAATTAAAGATAAATGCGAAGGTTTTAAATTAATGATGAGACAGAAAAATCTTGCAAGATTTGGAGTAGTAAGCACAGCACAATTAGAAAGTACAAAACAAAAACAAAAAAAAACGAATCTTGAAAAATATGGTTGTGAATGGACGCAACAAAATATAGATATTAAAAACAAAAGAAAAGAAACAAATATTGAACGTTATGGATTTGATGTTGCCTCTAAAAATGATGGCGTCAAAGAAAAAACGAAAGCGACTTGTTTACAAATTTACGGGGTAGAAACACATCTACTCAATCAAGAAATTCAAGAAAAAATAAAAAAAACAAATCTTGAAAGATATGGTTCTGAAAATGTTTTTGCATCAGAAAAAATCAAAGATAAAATAAAGAAAACCAATTTAGAAAAATATGGTCAGGAAACGTCAATGCATATTGCAAGAAAATCATATTTTGAATTAACTGGTTTTATGAATCCATCCAATGATGAGAAAATATTATTACTGAAAAAACAAAATTATATGAAAAAATATGGGGTGGAACATCAAAATCAAATACATATCAAACCTGATAGTTTTAAAAAGATGAACGACCAAGTATGGCTTGAAAACGAAAGTAAAATAAAAAGTTTATCACAGATAGCAGATGAACTAGAGGTACATCCATCAACTTTATATAGAATATTTAAAATTAACAACATTCATATAACAAATCATGTTATATCATATGGTCATCAACAAATAATCGATTATATAAAATCTATAGTTGATACAGAAATAAAAATAAATGATCGTTTTGAAATATCCCCACAGGAATTAGACATATTTTTACCTGAATATAACTTGGCAATAGAGTATTGTGGGCTTTATTGGCATTCAGATGTTAATATTGCAGATAAAAATTATCATGCAAATAAACTCAAATCATGTAATGAAAAGGGAATACGTCTTCTTACAATATTTGAAGATGAATGGTTAAATAATCAAGATACTTGTAAATCAGTTATTAAACATATTTTAAAACAAAACACAAATATAATTTATGCAAGAAAATGTGAAATTATACAAATATCAAATAAAGAATATTATGCATTCATAAAACAACATCATTTGCAACAAAATAGTAGTAATACATCAATAACTTATGGATTAAAATATAATAACGAAATTGTAGCTATTATGTCATTTAATAAAATAAAAGAAGCATATAAAAGACATATTGGTTATAATGATATTTTTGATTTAGTCCGTTTTGCTACAAATGGAGCATCAGTTATTGGCGGTGCATCTAAATTACTTAATTATTTTATAAAAAATAATATTGTTGATTTAATTATAACATATGCAGATTTAAGATGGAGTGATGGAAATTTATATAAAACCCTTGGTTTTGAAGATGATGGTGTAGTACCACCAGATTATTCTTATGTAAAAGGAAATAGAAGATTACACAAATATAATTTTAGAAAATCAAAATTAAAAGATGTTGACGTCTCAGAAACAGAAACAGAAATAACAAAAAAAATGGGGCTAGGTCGTATATATGATTGTGGAAAATTAAGATTTAAATTGATAGTAGTAAAATGAACGAGGAAACTAAAAATAAAATAAGCAAAACGATGTCAGGAAAGAAAAAATCTTCAGAACACATCGAAAAAATAAGACAAGGAAATATAGGGAAAACCATATCGGAAAAAACAAAAGCAAACATGCGATTATCTAAAGAACTTGTATATAAAATCACATCACCTGAAGGTAAAGATTATTTTATAAAGACTAGTGCTTTAGATAAATTCTGCGAAGTATTTAAATTAAATCGTGGTAGTTTATTAAATTATTGTAAAGACAATAAGATATACAAGGGTTGGACTATAACACTACTTGGTAAATTCAAGGATATATTTGGTGACTCAACTAAATAATTATCCAACACCTTTAATAAAAGTTAATTTCTCAACTGCTCTAGTTACTGCTGTATATAATAATTTCTTTCTCAAGGGGGCATCCCACATGAACAAGCCATCATCGAGGAACAGAAGCGAATCATATTGGTCGCCTTGAGATTTATGGACGCTTATGCAGTATCCATAATCAGCGGAAATCAATTTATTTGTTAATTTATTTACTCTAGGTGTCATATCTATTTTTTGATTATACTCATCATAAGGCACAGTAGAGAAATCCACATCTTTTAATTTTACACCAGAATCTGTTATTATGGACTGTGTGAAACGCATTTTTTTATCTGTTAGACCTTTTATTCCGGTTAATGATTTAACCATCATTCCGTTGAATATTCCGAAGTCTTTATTATTTTTGAGAATAATAAGTTTAAGGTCTTTTTTATCTGGATATGTTGTTAAATTATAATGTTCTTTAAACACATTATTGATTACACGTCTTGTTTTATTCATTCCTGTTATTATTTGATCATAGTCAAATAGGCTTTCAAAATCATAGTTATTGAAGTGTTGAATATTAAGAACACCATCATAGTTTCCATCTTCTGGTATTCCACCACCTTCACGAATCATTGTTGCTAAGGCTATTATGGGGCTTTCTAGGGCTTGTCTATGAACTTCATCGAGGAAGAAATCTGGTTCTCCTGTAGTGAAGAAACCTTCACCCGATATTGGTGGTAATTGTCCTGGATCACCAAGGACAAGTATTTTAATTCCAAACGAAAGAAGATCAAGAGCCAAATCTTCATTGACCATAGAAACTTCATCAAGAACGAGTAATTTTGTTTGTTTAAGCGGACTGGCTCTATTAAGAATAAATTTTACTATTCCTGTTTTTTCATCAACTGATGGTGTGTATATCAACGAATGAATTGTTGATACGTTTACCAGACCTTTTTTTCGCATAACATCACATGATTTTCCGGTATATGAAGCATAGAGAACATTTTGACTATTATACTGGTCTAGTCCACACTCATCGATAATATATTTAATTATCGTAGATTTTCCTGTTCCTGCATATCCGAACAATTTAAAGTATTGTTTTTTACTGGTTTTGAACCATGTTGATATTGCTTTTATAGCTTTTGTTTGTAATTCAGTAGGATTCATTTTTATCTTTCAATTATTATTCGATCTTCCGATAAATTATTGCAAGTCACAACTTGTCATCCCGAAGGAGACCCTTGATACTTCATTATATGTTGTGTGTTACATATAACTATTAAAAACCTAGCTCATTGTAGGCGTTGGCCGTGTTCAATCTCTTAGCCATCAATAATTTATCGGTTATGGTTTCCCATATTTGAACACGATTAACTTCTCAGGGTTAACCACATTACATTACTGAGTATATCCTCAGATACAATATACTTTTGTCAGCCATGACAAAACTACCCTTACATTTTGGCATAATATCTCAGTCACCAGTATATTGCTTATGAGTTCAGGATTTCCTTTGTAATATAGTAATAATATTATACTCATTACTATGATGTCAAAATTAAATTATTGATCAAGGAATGGCGATGTTGGAAAAGCTGGAACGTTTTACATTTCCATATATATTTAATTGTGTTATTAATATGATATATTTATACAATCATTATAAATTTCATACTACCACAATCCCAAATTCTATTCCATCCTTCTTCTTGTCTTAATTCCCATTCTGTTTTTTCTTTTGATTCTTCTGATTTTTTTCTTAAAACAAATCTATGAATTCTTTTTTGAAGATTGATATACCAATAATTTGGTGGGGTATCATTTAATTGTTCAAAACCTATTGATTTATATAAATTTCCATTACTCCATCTTTTATCTGCATAACTAATAATAGATTTTGGTTTGTATGTTTTTACAAAATAATTTAATAATTTACTTGCACCGCCAACAATTCTTATAGATTCACAAAAACGAGACAATTCCCATTCGTTTAATGTGGGTTTTCCGCCTTTTGATATTGACATTTTTGAGAATGTCATACAACCAACAAGCATTTCATTATAGAATAATCCTATTTTGATTTTTGAATTGTTATATCCTTGTAAATGGTGTTGATTTATAAATTCTTTTGTTTCTGTTATTGATATTTCTTTTATAATACATTTTCTTGCATATATTTTTTTTTGACTAAGACCTATTATATGTTTGAGTCTATTTTTACATATTTCTTTATTGAAAACCCATTCATCTTCAAAAATTGTTATGAGACGAATATTTTTTTCTTGACATAATTTATATTTGTCAAGATGATAATTTTTATTTTTACCAACTAATTCAGAATGCCAATATAGACCACAATATTCTATTGCCAAATTGTAATCAGGTAAAAAAAAGTCAATTTCTTTTGGCGGAATTAATGATTTGTTATTTTGTTCAAATTTAATATCCAATGATTTTAAAAATTCACTTATTTCTGTTTCCGGAATATTTATTGGATGACAAGTTTTACAAATATAACCATGATATTTTGAGTCGAAAAATACTTGAAGATTTCTTTCAAATTCACTACCACAACAATGACATTTTATTTTTATTTTTCCATTTAAGTTTTCTGATAATAAATCAAAACCCAAATTATATATTTTTTCTTTATAATTATTGTATTTATTTTTGTTTTTTTCTTTCCAGTATTCTTTTGATTTTTGAGACATCAAATTTAGTGTAGTATTATTATGATTTTTTCCTCTAAAAAAAGCCAAATCAATATTATTTTCTTTTTTTGTTTCGATTGCTTTATATGCTCTTACTGTTAATTCATCTTTATGTTCACTGGCATATTCTTTAATTGACATTGCAATTTTATCTTTAGTCACTACAGATAATTTTTTTCCTTTATTCCAATTTTCATAACCATTTTCATATTTTTCTAACATTGTTTTTCTTTGATTTTCTTTTTGTTTATCTGTTGCCGGCATTCCTTTGTTCCATGCTTGTTTTCCTTTATTTTTATTGCTCAAATCATTTTTTTGTTCTGGAGACCAATTATTTCCAAAATTTGGATTATTTTCTCCTTGTGTTTTATATGACAATTCTTGGCGATATTCTTTAGATGAAAGACTTTCATTCCCATATTTCAATTTATATTCAGTTGTAGTCATATTATGAGTTTTTAAATGACTGTTTGTTATTTGTTTATCAAATTCTTTATTACATATTTCGCATTTTATTGTCATAATTGTTCCTTGGATAGATATTGCTATAATATAATATAATGTAATATTATAGCAATATATTTATGCAAGATTAAAGAACAAATAAAAAGGAGGAATTTTCATTCCTCCCAAATATTCAAAAGTAATACTTTATATTATTTTGTTGTAGTTGAAGTAGAAGTATTAGATGCACTATATACTGTACTTAATGCGGTTGATGAATTTTCTAATCTGATAGGAATATAGATAAATTCAATTGTTTTTACTGGCTGAATTGCTATATCAACCCACAATTCATTTCTATCAATTCTTGGCGGCGTATTATTTGAAGTATCACAAATAACAACAAAGTCATAAATTGCGTTTGTTGCAATCAAATCAGAGAACCATCTTTCAAATGTTATTTGAACTGTATCTCTTGTATGCTGAACATTTGGTTCAAACAAGAATTGTTGTGCAAGTAAATCCACATTATAGCGAATATAATTACATAATCTTGCAACATTTACTCTATCTAGAGCAGTTGCTTGACCATTCAACGTTTTTTGACCATATACCATTAAACCCTGATTTGGAATATATGCAATTGGATTTACATTATTAAGATAAATCACATCACGTTGTCCCTGTCCAAGTATAGCAGCTGTAAATTTGTTATTTGAATTCAAATAACCAACTGTTGATGCATTATTAACAATTCCTCTATTTGGTCCTGCTGGTGCATACCAAGGATATGCTATTGAATCATTATATGCAAACACCTGAAGCGCCATTGATGATGGAGGTATCATCGCATCAGAACCATCATAATTTGTGCTCAATCCCCAAGGATAATATACACCAACATAAGGTTCACCTGATATACCAAGTTGATCCTCAGTGGCAGGTAATGCAGTCCCTGCAGAAACTGGCGAAATCCAGTTTTGAATTGCCTGAGCAGTTGGCTGTAATCTACAAGGTGTATCGCCTATAATAAATGCCACATCTTTTTTCGCATCGTTTAATTGAATCATTTCATCAATCATTTCGACATATCCTGGTGCAGCAATTAAATTAAAGAAGATTGTCTCAGCAAGAACATCAGTGTTTTGCGAAAGTGCAGTTTTCATTGCAGAAACCACAACTTGACGTTGTGCTTTTCTTCCCATATATGGGGTTCCATCTGTTTTTAATCCAGATATAGTAACCCATCTCGATGGCGAAACCAAAGGAGGATATGTTGTATTACCAACATTATATGATATCGCAGTGTAATTATTTGGATCATAATCACCACCAACAAAGAATTTTGAATGCATTGCTTTAACATTTAATGTAGATATTCTCAAATTAAATAATAATGTTCCATCAGGATAAAGTCTTGCATCTGGACAGTCTGGATCAACAACATTTGATTGTAGCAAATCGGCCATCGCTGTACTGTATGTATTATATGTATCTGACGGAAGAAGATGAGCACCAGAATCTTGTCTTGCATCGGCAAATACGATACCAAATGGTGTAGTAGAATCTGTATTATCAATCAATGTCCAAGATGTCGTACTTGCATTATAACGATATATCATTGGATAGCCTTCTAGTGTTACAGTAGAAGTATTGATCCAAATATCATTCTGTTGCAAAGGATTTCCGCTTACTTGTGTTAATGGTGCTGTTGCTTGTAGGAATGGACCATTAGGATCAGTTAAAGCATTACCTGCATAATTTCCATATCCAACCCAATCCGAACCATCATAATTAACCATTATATCAACAGCAAAATCTTCGGAATACCACATTGTTCCATCTGCTGGTGCTGAAGTTGGTGATGATGCTGATGCCTGATAAACAAGTGGTTCCCACACAGTTCCATTATATATACGAATTTGGTGTGATGCAGAAGGGAATGTTGCCGAACCATAAAGATTATAACGAACATAAAGTACACCACTTGTTAGTGATCCACCATATAATTTAGATGCTGCTGCATCATCTGATTGAACTTGAGTTTGTGTTCCTGTTGGTGTTGTGCTTCCGACTAATGGGGCTGTTTGAACCATCCATTGACTTGTTACAGCACTATAATATCTTACAATATAATTTGCACCGCTATTGAATTGTGTTGTTTTAACCCAAATATCGCCAGATACTGAATTTTGTGGGTATTTTGTATTTGAACTATAGAATAAACGATTACCATTTACTGAAGTTAATCCAAGAACTGTTAATGGTGTTCCAGAAACATTTTGCAGAACAATATCTCCACCAACAATATTTGTTATTCTTAATTGTGTTGTACTTGCGGCAGAAGCAATAATTCCTGGGATATTTGCTGCATTTATTGCTGTAACAATCGTCGCAATTGAAGTTAATGTTCCAACAACAACAGTTGTTCCATTAATACTCATTGAGTCTGTTGCGTGAAATGATGCTGGCGAAAATGCTGTTCCAACACTTACTGTTGGTGATGCGGTTTGCCAAGCAGCAGATCCAACAGGGAACCATGCAGCAGTTGCCAGTGAATCTGGATTGCCATTGAAATCTTGTGGTATAAGTTTTTGGTATATAACATTATCTGTACTAAGTGTTACTACAGCAAAACTACCAACAGAACCCAATGATGATTGTGGCGAAAGAAATGTTGGTTTTCCAAGCCCTAACTGTGCAATGACCGGCGCAATTGTTCCGAATGTTGAAATAGCTCCGGCGTTTGTATTTGTAATCATAATTGTACTTTGCATACCATTTCTAAATGCAGTAGCAACAATTCCAGGAATATTTGCAGCATTGATAGATGCAATAACCTGATTTAATGAACCTGTAACTGTTACTGGTATTTCATTAATTACCAATTGAACTGAAGTTGTAAGGAATGTAATATTTGTTGGATCCGCAACATAAACTGTTCCGAGCAATACGTTTTGAACTTGTGACATTGTATTGACAACAGTTGTTGAATTTGGCTGCCAAGCAACACCTGGAATACTATTTCCATTGCTTGTGAATACACCAAATGTTGTTGAATATATATCAAACCAATATGTTCCAGTTACTGGTGATCCTGTTGGGGCATACGAATTTGGATATAATTGACCAAGATCAATCGGTGCAGATATTGCATATGCTCTGTTTGCTACACCAAGATATTGATATAATGATAACAACCCGTATTCGTTAAGTTCATACCCATGCATCGGTGTACCAATATCTGTTTTATAGAATTTAGGATAACCAAATGTCTGAATTGCTTCTCTTTGTGAAGACAAAAGATACAATTTGCCCTGATTTGCTGATAATGTTCCTTCAGCTATTCCAGAACCACCTGGATATTGTTTATTTTGTTGGGTTGCAATTAATACCAATGGGACTGTTCCGTTGCCAGCAGTGGCATAAAAAGATTCGTCTATTATTGATACGTCAACTCCTGGTGAAACTAATGTATTTGCCATTTATTATTTCCTCACTTAATCAGAATTCATACTTATATGTATTTATATTTATAGATGAAATTTTTACAATCATCTTGACATATTATATTTATCAAGATATTATGAATTTGATTTATTATGGGTATTTTTAATAAGTGGATTTATTTCATGAGTAGAAAAAGGTTTATTGTTAATGGAATAGAGGTTACACAACCAGATTATTGGATAGAATCTAAAAGAATTGATGTGACATACGACGGCGATGAGAAACATTTATTTAGAGTTTATCTTGAAGAGATAGCTGATAATGAATTTATAGAATGGATGAGTAATAATTTAAAAGGATACTGGTGGTTTTTTGACGACCGCATCGTGTTTTTAACAAATGAAGAAGATGCAGTATTATGTAAATTAACATGGGGATAATAAATTTATTATAGCTTTTGAACCACTTTCATTTAATTTTCTTGTTCCAATTCCAGTCCATAATCCAGATGGTTTTTCCGGAATATTTTCAGACCACTGACGACTATTGATATCATATTTAAGCCATTTTTGTCTATCTTGATCATAAAAATTAAGATTGCAAAGTTCTTGTTCTCTAATACAACGATCTATGTACATTGTTGTTGTCCAAGCAGTCCCACCCAAAATTAATCCATATTCCATCATTCCTACAGCATAAACAGAATCAGTACAACATATTTGATAATAATTTCTTCTTAAAAGATTTGCCACATAATTATTTGCTATTGGCCATTTTCTTTTTATCGTTTTATTTGCTTCTTTCAGAAAAGGATCTGCAACCAATAAATCTTCCTGTGATACAATAAAAACATTTGACGTTTTTGTTTTTGCGCCAGTGAAACTAAAATGAATTAAATCATGATTGTTTTTTAAAGCCATTTCACCAAATAAAGTATCAGCTCCTTCTGCACCACCACTCAAACAAGTATTCATCATCAATCATCCCCAAACCAGTTTAAATCTTACTTTATCCGTTTTATTTTCAAAAAGAATACAGTATCCTATCAATTCATATTCGTTTTCATTATCGATCATAGGAACAAAAACATATTTAACACATTCGTATTCTGGTTTAATGAAATAATTTATGTTATTTTCTTTAAACCAGTCTTCCATTTTTAATAACAATTGATCATGTTTATTAAAAAAATAAACAAAATCGGATTCTTTATCGAAATGATTTACTAAGTCATATTTAAAATTAGTAGAACCCCAACCTTCTTGTTGATCAGCAAATGTCACAAATCCATCGTTATATAAACTCATAATTAACCTACTATTTTATCTATTTTTTCAAATAATGTTTCTGCATTTGAATTATTATCAACGATATAATCCATTTCAATTCCCACATGGGCCCATTCACTTTCATGTACTTTCCACTGATTATTAAGGCGGTCTCTGGCGTTTTCATCGCCATTATTAGCTAATCTCGCATCGTCCATCCAAACTGGATCACCGCCCCTTTTAACATTAATTACTATTCCGCCAAGATCACGAATAGCATCTATCTCATTTTTAAATCTAACATCTGTAATACATATTTTTTGATTATTATTTATTTTTTCTGTAACACGACGTTTCATAGAATGAATCCATAAACCTTGATGTAAATGAACTCGTAAAATATCAGTTCCTAATTGTTGTAACGCCCATCTCGGTGTAATATCTTTTTCAAATATTTCAGACCAAAACTCATCTTTTTGCTCACGCCACAGTCTACTTTCTGTACTACTTCCTTCCATTAACTCCCTTGGCCAACAAAAAATAGATGCCACCGCATCTTTCAGTGGTTGAGCAAAACTATCTCTTTGATAATTATATTGATCAATTAGGTATTGACCAATTGTATCCTTTCCTGCACCAGCAAGCCCTATTACGCCAATAATCGATGTTTTATTCATAACGTACCTTAAAAATTATTCATACTCAATATTACATGAATAATTTTAAATAATCAAAATAAAAAAGGAGGCTCTCGCCTCCTTAAAGTGGTTTATACAAAGTATTTCCTGAGAGAAAGACCTTTTCCGCCATTGCACTGTTCTTGTATAATCTTTTCCTTGATTTCTTTTGCTGGCGGAAATTGTTCAACGAATTCTTCCCAAGACAGCAGAATAATAGCATTTTGAAAATCTTTCGTCACGTCATCCTTTGTGAATTCCTGCGATTTAGATAAAACCAAAGCAACACAATCCTCAACAATATATTGATTCATGTAATAAACTTTTTCTTGCATAGTCGGTTTCATTTTAAAATCTCCTTAACAATTGATAAAATCAATATAGCACATATTAAATTGTTGTCAAGTTTCAAAATCATCCCCAAATCAATTTGAATAATATTAAATCGTTTTTATTTTCAAACTTAAATCTAAGAATAACATTGCCATTAATCCATGATGTAGCCATAGAAAATTTTTGTTTACAATTATCATTGCGCCATTGTTTAATTTCATTTGCCGATTCATCATTCAGATTTCTAAGTGTAATATCTGGATTGATATGTATAATTAATTTCTTTTCTAACTCAGAGTTCATTTCAAAGTATAAATCAATTTATTATAATCACGCAACGGAAACTTCGCCATGAGACCATCAAACACAGGATCATTTTTGTCACCCAATACCCAACCAAAAGTAAGTTCAGGTCGAAGCATCAAAACTTTTCCGTCACGATATTCTTTAACATATGGACTGCCCAAAGCAACAACAGTTTCTTTATCAGCAAAGTAAGGATATGATGGATCTACAACTGTATCCGCCAAATATCCAAGCCGTTTGGACATTTCGACAACCAATTCCAATGTTGCTTTATCTGCTTCAACACACAGCGTAGTATTAAAAAAATCAGCCCCATGTTCCAATCCAAGTCGAATATATTCCTTAACATCAGGATGATCATAATATTTTGCGACCATTTGTACGCCAGCATGCTGCCCATGTGCCGCTAATTTCCCTTCGTTCATACTTCGCAGATCTGATCTGGCAATAATATAACATACCATATTCTTTTCTTGTTCGTCAGACATTGCCATCTCCTTTTTCAAATTGTTTAATTAATATAACACATTAAATTATATTGTCAAACTATTTAAAAAATCTGTTAAAGTCATGACAGTTGGTTTTTTATCGCCAAATTTTCTAACTGCTATTGTGTTTGCTATCGCATCTCTTTCCCCAACAACAATAATATATGGTATTTTTACTGATGAATGTAAAGCGATTTTACTGCTTAATGTATCGTTAGAATCATCCAAAATAACTCTTAATTTATTATTTTGAATTTGTTTATATATCATATTAGCATATTCGTTTGACTTTTCTGAAACTTGAACAACAGCAATCTGAGTAGGTGCCAGCCACAGTGGTAGTTGTCCTTCTGTATTTTCCAGCAAAATACCAATAAAACGTTCAATTGATCCGAGAACAGCATGATGAAGAATAACTGGCTGTTCATCTTTACCTTCTTCATTTGTATATTTCATATTAAATCGTTCTTTCGACGGAAGAAGATAATCAAGTTGAATGGTTCCGCATTGCCAAGGACGACCATGATTATCAAAAAGAGTAAATTCTAGTTTCGGACCATAAAATGCTGCTTCATTTGGTTGAATTTCGTATGACAACCCAACAGAATCACACGCATTCGCCAGAGCAGATTCTGATTTGTCCCACATTTCAGATGAACCAAAATGGTTGTCAGGACGAGTTGACAATTTTACAATAAATTTATCAAATCCAAAATGCAAATAAACTTTTTTAAGCATTTCTATATAATTTTTTGTTTCTTCTAAAATTTGCGATTCTCTACATATAATATGACAATCATCCTGTGTAAAGTTTCTTACTCGCATAAGTCCGTGCATCGATCCTGATGATTCATTACGATGAACCATACCAAATTCAAAATATCTCATAGGTAGTTCACGATATGAACGATTCGTATGATCAAATAATTCAATATGATTTGGACATGACATAGCTTTGAGTGCCATTTCTTTAATGGTTGCTTCGTCTTCAACTTTAACAAGAAACATATTTTCTTTGAATTTTTGCCAATGACCGGAGGTTTCCCATAATGATTTTGAAACAAGAATAGGTGTTCTTACTTCATTATAATTATGATCTTCATGAACTTGACGCATATAATTTTGAATGGCATTAAAAATTTTAGTTCCTTTTGGATGCCAATATATCATGCCAGCTGAGTGCTCTTCGATGTGGTATAAATCGAGTTGTTGTCCTAATTCACGATGAACCATTTTTATAATACCTCTTAGTTGTTTATTAAAGACATAATATAACATATAAATACATATATGGTCAAAATAAATGGATTAAAAAAATGAAGTGGATTGATATAATAAAAGAATATTGTTGTAAAGTCTTCTACTGGCACTTTTATAAATCCATCAAATAATCCTTTAACAAAATAAGTAAAAATAACACTATTTGAGCCATTTTAAATAGATATAGCGGCGATGATGAATGCGCTAACATCCATCATCACAGGCACCGAGGAGGAGCCTTACCGCCTATTATTTATATAATAAAACCGAGGAGAAGTCAAATGAATAATATATTTACAGACGAAGAACGTCTAAAATTATTAGAAGTCGAATATCAAATTCTTACATCTAAATTAAAAGAAATACAACAAATCAAAGTCGATAGTTAAGCCAGATGGTTATGATCCTAATACAAATACTATATATGAATTTTTAGGTGATTTCTGGCACGGAAATCCTAAAATATATGAAACGAATAAAATTAATAAAGTTTGTAAAACAACATTTGGTCAATTACTTGATGAAACCGCAATGAAATTTTGTAAATTATTGTCATTTGGATACACTATAAAATACATATGGGAAAGCGATTATTATGATAATAAAAATTTTATTACTATATCAAACATAGAAAATAAAGGGAAAGTAAAAGAAATACTTGGTCTATAATAATGACATAGAATATTTTTTCTGTTATAATATTTAAATAAAAGGAAATACTATGCAAACAAAAGAACAAATTTTAAATTTTTATAAGATATCTGAAGCAACCTTAGATAATTGGATAAGGACATCATTGCAAAATGCAATGATTAACATTGGTAATAATATTCTATATGATGAGATAATCATTGCTGATTATGTAAAGAATCAAAATAAATTAACAACAAGAGCTAATAAAAAAAGAAATAGTAAAATAGAAATATCAAAAGAATTATTGAATTATCTTGATAACAAAAATTGGGTTTATGATTTCACTTTATATATAAAAGATAAAGATTATAAAAGAATAATTAGAACTTTAATTAAGTTGTATAAATTTCGTTTAGAAATGATTCCTTTTGATGATGAATTAATAGATTTGAATAATATAATCCCATGTGATGAATTATATTCTTTTAGTGTTGCATATCAAATTATGTTGAATTCAGGTGAAAAAAGTAATAATGGAGCTTATTATACGCCAAAATCAATTGTATTGGATATTATACAAAATCAACAAATAAGTGAAAAAACAAAATTTTTAGAACCTTGTTGTGGCACTGGTTTTTTTGTTTTGGAATATATTAAATATTATTATGAAAAGTTTCATAAGTATCCTAACAATTTAATATATATTAATGATATCGATGCAAATGCAGTTGAAATAACAAAATTGAATATTAAATTTTTAACTAAAAATAAAATGAATTTTATTAGTCATAATCAAAATGGGCTTACTTTAGACTATTTTAAGGAATTCGATTTAATATTAACAAACCCACCATATGGAATTAAAAATTCATATGATAATATGAATACAACAGAAATTTTTTCTCATTTCATCCATAAGTCAATGATGAATTATATAAAACAAAATGGCGTAATTGATTTTATATTACCATATTCAATATTAACTGTATCTAAACATAAAGAAATAATGAAATTTATTCTAAATAATTATAACATAGAAAAAATAAATTTTTATGGTAAAAAATTCGATGCTGTTTTTTCTGATATAGTATCAATCCGCATTAAAAATTATTATGATCAAAAAAATAAAATTATAATAGGTGAGAAAAATATTGATCAAAATATTTTTATTAAAAACAATTATATAATATCTGATATTGATAATGTCAATGATCTTAATAAGTATTATCGGATTCCACACATAACACTTAAAAAAGATATTTTTGCATTAGGTATAGTAACTGGAAATAATAAATATTTTCTGAGTGATGTAAAAATGAATAATTATGTTGAAATAATCACAGGGAAAGAAATATCCTGTGGTAAAATATTGTATAATAAAAAATTTATTTTAAATGATTATAATAAATATCAGCAAAAACCAGACATGACATTATTTTTGAAGAAGAAAATAATATATAAATTCATATCAAATAATATTATTACAGCTGTTGATACCACCGGCGTATTAACATTAAATAGTGCCAATATAATAATATTAAATAATAATAATAATATATCAGAAGAATATATAAGTGCTTTGTTGAATAGTAGAATATTAAACACGATTTATAAAAATAAATTTGGATGTCAGTTAAAAGTCCTTAAGCAACATATACAAGAGTTGCCGATATTTTTATTTGATCCAGATAAAATGACCAAGATTGTTAATAACTATAATCTTGGTCATCATGACGAAAATGATACTTATATAGAAAGTTTAGTTAATGAAGAATTAAAACATATTAAAATAGATCAAGATCAAGATGAGCAAGATACTTTTAACATGTTATTCACATTAAGTTAAATTATTCAAAATATTAGTAAACTCATGATAGTTATATGCTTTTTTAAAAGTATGTGCCAAATGAAAAACAATATTATTATTTTTTATATGAAATTGTCCTTCGCCTTCATTACCTGCATGCATTTTATTAGAATATTCAAATAATTTATTTTTTTGAATATCATCACTTGATGCTTGAAATTCAAGAACGACATCATCTAACCATAGATAATAATATAATGTATTAAAATTATGTAATTTTACTTGTTGTATATTACAATCATAATCTTTAACAAAAATATCATAAAATGATACAAATGATTTTGCATGTTGAAGTGTTTGTGAAAGTACTGTATCACCATTATTTTGATGTCTGTAAAGACATCTGGATGATTTAATTTCAACATTGCCCTTTATTGATGAAGCATCATATGATGAATTGGTGCTTTTAGACAAAGTATTAGAATATTTTGAAAATTTTTCCATAATATTTCCTGGTATTTTTGGTGCACCATTTAATACAATTTCTAAAAATTTCGCTTTGATTTGTAGAAATTTTTTTGTTTGTGCTTCATTATGAATTACTTTTATAATTTCTTCTACATTTTTAATAAGTTTATGTTCATCTATTTCAGCAAGAAGTTTTGAAAATTTTTTCTCTTTTGCTGTTCCTGATGGTGCTGAAATATTATGTTTAATTAAAAGATCGGTAAAAGACATATGTTTTCTCCTAAGTGGTTATTTAGATATATCTAAAATATAACATTGTTTTTATATTGTCAAGGAAAAAATAAATTATTTACAAAAAACAACTTTTAATATATAATATGTTTTTAAAATAACAAATGAAGTATATGAAATTCCATTTAGACTTTATATGGAAATAGATGGTCAAATAATACCTCAATCTTATATGAAAGACATATATGAAAATTCAAGCGTTATGGGATTTTGTGGGGAGACAATAATTAGATACAATCATCCAAATTTCACAAAAGGATCGCAATCAGACTGCGATCATATTGACGAAACTGGTCAAAAGTATGAACAGAAAAATGCAGGGAAAAAAGGTTGTATCACAGTTGGCCCAAGTCGTTTTTATGGTGTTGGAAGAAAATTTGACGTAAATATATATGAAAAATACAAAAAAAGTAAAATTTTTATATTAACAAAATTAGAAAATGGTATTTTTAAATATGTATTTAAAAAAGCAGAAGAACTAGATAATCTTTGCACAAGTAAAAATAAAGACAAAATTAACAATGAAAAAACAAAAGAAATATTTAAATAAAGGAATAAAAATGAAAACACCATTTATGTGGGCTGGAAGTAAAGATAAAGACTATAAAATAATAAAAGAATATATACCAGATTTTCAAACATATTATGAACCATTTGTTGGCGGTGGATCAGTTTATTTTAGATTATTGGCATCAAATGAAAAAATAATAAAAGCATTTATTAGCGATGTTAATATCGATTTAATATCAACATATGAAATTATTCGTGACGACCCAAGCAGTTTGATTGCCGGATTACCATCTAATAAAGATAGAAATACTTATGATGCATTAAAATCAAAAAAACCAACAACAAAATTAGAAACTGCTATTCGCTTTATGTATCTTAACAGAAATAGTTTTTTTGGTTTAGGTGGCTGGATGAAAGCAGACCGTTATTCAAGAGAAACTATTATTGAACGTATTAATTTTTTTAGTCCTAAAATGCAAAATACTACCTTTAGCTCTAATGGTTGTTTTACTTTTACACCAGATGAAAATAGTTTTGTTTTTGTTGATCCACCATATCCAAATACAGCAAACGATTCTTGTTATAAAATAGATAATACAGAAATATTAGAATTAAATCGTAATTATATTAAAATACTTTTATCAAGTAAAAGCGATTTTTTATTTATTGTCAAATGGAATGATACAATAGCACAAGAATTTGCTAAAGATAATACAGTAATTATAGAAAAAAAAGAATGGATTTTTAGAAAACCACAACAAAAACCACAAAAAGATTATGAATTATATGCTTATAGACTCAAAAATGATACTTTGAAATTTTATGATTTTTCACAAAAGGTGACATTTGACCATATTTTTTAAGATTTGGTCAAATTAAGAATTATTTTAGTAAGGATGATTTCATCCTTACTTTTTCAAATATCCTATTTTTTCAAGTGCCTTCACTAAGATCGTATGATGATCAAATGCTAATGTTGTATTCAATGCTTCATCATATGAAACGAATTTAATTTCATCCAAATCATCACCAGCAAACATATTTTCGATTTGTTTATCTTCAACGAAGATATAATAACAAGCATTAACAACATGAGCGCGTGGATCAGCATTTGGTTTACTACCATTTCTGAATAACTCTAATTGTTCTTCATCAATATAAATATTTGTTTCTTCAATCAGTTCACGAATTGCTGTATCTTCAAGTCGTTCACCTGGATGAAAAACACCATGTTCATCAGTGTGTTTGGCATTCATAAAACCGCCGGGTAAACTCCAATATCCAGGATATGCTTTCTCAGAGATATTATCTTCATTGCTTGAACGTAAGCCTAAAAGAACCTTATCATTATGAAATACAACCATAGTTGCTGTTGCACTACACATCGGATGTTTATATGTATAACTCATGTCATCACTCCAATCAATTGTTTAATTTCTGATATTTTCTGTTCTACTTTAGAATACTCGACTGCACCAAACTCTTTAATTAATTTAATCACTCTTTCTAGTTCTTCTTTAGCAAAATCCCTTAATTTTTTTGCGTTCCTATCATTTCTTATTATTTTTTCAAAACACGCTTTTGCTTTGTTTAATTCCGAATTACTCAATCTACTTTCATTATACACTTTTTGTAAAATTGTCAACTCTTTTATTTTAATTTCGACATCATTATGATATTCAAAATACAATGAATTGTGATTTTTAATTTTTATGTATCTAGGTAAAGATAATTTAAACCTAATAGCATCTGATTTTAATTTAAAACCTATCATTTGTCCAACAAGATCATCTGATATTTTTTGTAAATCAACATCATAAAAAATCATAAAATCACTAAAATCACGTTTGAGTGCAGCAATATTAATCCAATTCATTAATTGTCCGCGGACAATCGTCCCTTTAGATTTTTTAATTACAAAACAGTATTTGTATTCCTTATCAATTTTTTTAACAACCATTTTTATCCCTTCAATACAACATCATTACATCTTGGACATAAATCATTTTCTAATTTTGGATGATATGTCCAACAACGCGGACATTTTTCTCCTGTTATTTTTTTAACAATCATTTCATTAGTTTCAGTTTTATCTTTTAGTAAAGATACTGCGGAAACACCAAAAAAATCATTCAAATTAATTCCTGTTGTATCAATATCATTTAATAAACAAGTCCCAACAATAACTTCCGATGAAGATCCAACTTCTTTGGAAGAACGTAATTTTTCGATTTCAACCAAGACTGTATTTCGAACATCATTTAATACATTCCATTTTTCCAAATCATTATAAGTACCCCATTCTTCTGGAACATTAGAGAACGATTTTAAAAATACATCACCAGAATTACAATCATTGCGAAGTTGATGGATTTCATCAATAGTGAATGGAATGATTGGTGAAAGCCATTCTGTTAAAAAATTAAATAAAATATTAAGTACAGTTACACAAGACATTCTTGTTAATGATTTTTCACCATCGCAATATAAACTATCTTTTTTCATAGTAAAATAATAGGATGATAAATCACCTGAACAGAATTTATGCAATTCACTTAAAATTTTATGATATTCATAATTTTCTAAATACGCCATAAGATTTTTATTGAGTTGAAAAACTTTATATAACATGAATTTTTCCAATTCTGGCATATTGTTATATTCAATATTTTCAACTTTCGCATTATCATTTAAATTCATAATAATAAAACGAAGTGTATTGCGTAATTTTGACAGCACATCAGAAACTGTCGTCTCAATATTATTCATAGATAAACGCACATCATCCGTATAGTCTGAAGATGCAACCCAAACACGAAGAACATCCACACCATATTTGGTGATTACATCATCTGGATTAATAACATTTCCTTTTGATTTTGACATTTTAATGCCGTTTCCATCCAGTACGAAACCATGTGTTAACAATTTTTTATATGGGGCAACATTATTTGATGCTACACCAATTAAAAGACTACTCTGAAACCACCCTCGATGTTGGTCGGAACCTTCGAGGTATAAATCAGCAGGAAATAAACCTTCTTTTTCCAAAGTAAATGAGAAAGTTGATCCAGAATCAAACCAAACATCGAGAACATCCATAACTTTCGTATAATCATTTGCCATCTTACCAAGATAATATTCATTTGGCAGGTTGAACCAAGCATCACAACCAAGAGTTTCTACAGTCTCATAAATTTTCGTGTTTACAGATTCGTCTTTTAAAATGTTTCCATTTTTATCAACAAATAGCATCAATGGAACACCCCAAGATCGTTGTCTAGAAATGCACCAGTCCCCACGATTTTTCAACATAGTTGTGATACGATTTCTACCAACATTTTGTACGAACTCGACATTTTCAAGTGCATCTAAACTTTTTTGACGTAATTGTTCTAAACTAATGAACCATTGTGGCGTAGTTTTGAAAATAATAGGTTTATTTGAACGCCAACTATGAGGATATGAATGAGTAATAGTATGAATCGCAACAAGATTATCGCCAAGTTCTTCTTTTACTGCATCATTTCCCTTATAAACATGAATTCCTTTAAATGGTTCCAATGTCATTAAACCATCATCATCAACCGAACTTTCATAATCCAATTGATATTTTTTGCCTAATTTAAAGTCATCTTCGCCGTGGGCCGGGGCAATATGTACAAAACCAGTTCCAACATCGTCTTTAACAAAATCAGCCGCCAACAAAGGGCGTTCAGTTTTATAGATTGGATGCAGAAGAATGGCATCACTAAGATCAAATGTAGTTTTTACTACACAAGAAAAACCTGTATTTTTCTCAAAGTCGTTGATTAAATTAACAGCAATAACAAATTGTTTAGTTGTATTATTTTTTGTAGCATCAACTAACACATAATCAATTGTTTGAGAATATGCCACTGCTCGATTTGCTGGCAAAGTCCAAGGAGTTGTAGTCCAAATAACAACAGAAGCTCCTTTTGTGTCGATCCAGCCACTACCATCAGAAGTTTTTGTCACCAAAGGAAACTCAACATACATCGAATCTGTTTTAATGTCATGATGTTCCACTTCTGCTTCCGCGAGTGAAGTTTTTTCAATTGGTGACCACATTACTGGTCGATATGATTTGTAAATCATATCTTGCATCAAAAACGCATGAAGTTTTCTAACAGTTTCAGCTTCAGACGAATAATTCATAGTCAAATATGGATTTGACCAATCAGTAAGAACGCCGAGTGTTTTAAACTGTTCTCGCTGTTTATCTAGCCATTCAGATGCATATTTTCGGCAATCGTCACGAAACGCAATGACATCATCATCTTTATTCATTTTATTTTTACGATATTTTTCTTCTACTTTCCATTCGATAGGAAGCCCATGACAATCCCACCCAGGCTGATAATGAATGTTTTTTCCGAGGAGAACCTGATAACGAACAGTAATATCTTTAATGATTTTATTTAGAGCATGACCAATGTGAATATCACCATTTGCGTATGGTGGTCCATCATGAAGAACAAAAGTTTCATTGTTTTTTCTTTTTTGACGAATATCGTTATAAACATTCTGCCAATTATCAACCATCTTTTTTTCAATACCTTTTTGTTGTTTTAAAGGCATCTTTGTTTTTCCGACAAGGACTTTATAATCAGTCATCTTCTATCCTAGCAATTTTGATTTTCATAAACAACAATTATTATCACAAATGACAATATTGTCAATAGCTAAATTAATTTACTATGTTCATTAAAAGCGTTAATACATCTGTCGAGTCCAATTGCCACTTCCATGACTAAACAATCCTTTTCAATAACATTCCCATTTTTTGGATTGGTAAATGTTGCTTTAAATGGAAGATCTGTTCGTTTACTGATTGAACAAATTTCCATAAAACGGAAGTTAGGAATTTCTACCTCCACATCCATCGTTTTCATGGAATATGATGGTAAACGATCACTTTCCACAATACGAGTGGGTAATCCAATTATTTCACCAATCATTTTTCTTACTGGTTCAAGCATTGCTTCCTGATAGTCATTTGCAGTATCTGCAGTATAGATGCATTGAAATTCTTGCTGATAAAATTCTTTAAAACGACAATGTTTGGATGGCTGTTCTTGTTCTCGTCTGAAAGATTTACCTGTTTGCCAAACAACATATGGTGGTTTAGCAATCTGATGTGTCATTAAGTGTTCTGCATAAACATAACTTCCTGGAGTAGTTTCAGGTCTCAAAGAAAGCAATGTTTGATTTTCATCAAGCTGTTCTTGAACCCATATATCCTCATTGGTGTAATTAATATTCAATAATGATTTTGGCGTAAGTATCGGAGTTTCGCA